ATTAAACAGACTTTCTCCTCCATTAACATAAGCATCACTCAGCATTGTCCAGCCATTTGCTGCTGGCCCTTGAACTCTTATGATTCCTGTGTCTCGATGTGAGCCTTTAACTAATAATTTAGAAGTATCACTATTACCGATTGTTGGAGTATTAATTTGAAGTTGATCGAATACAGAGGCTCCAGTCGAACTCGTTTCTAGTTTCTTTGAGTTGTCGTAATAGAGTCTGCAACTATTGTCAGGTTGAAATTCAGCTAACTTTTCATTAGAAGAATATTTATAGAAACCTACTTCAGCTTCACCAGCAGTTCTTATTTTTATACCACCAGTACCAGCTTCATCTATATATGAGTGAGATCCATCGTGATATAGCCTTAAATCTAATCCAGTTCCAAAATACCCAACAGCACCGTCTACAACAGTAAAAGCTGTTGATGTGTTAGTAGAAACAAAACTACCTGCTGTCACAGTGTTTGAACTTGTTAAAGCTACGTCACCAGTAACAGTGACACCAGCCGAAGTTGTTTCTAGTTTGGTTGAGTTGTCGTATCTAAGAGTTACTGAACCATCAGTATTGAAACTAGCCAGTACTTCACTAGTACCATTTTTTGATAAGTGTATTGAGCCACTAGCAGTATCTATATATAAATCACCCGTACTATTCTTTAGGTATGAATTTGAACCATCATGGTAGATTTGTAGATCCTGCGAAGCTCCTAGCTGTAGCTTTTTATTATCTAATGGTATGCGTACATTTCCTTTTAAATCAAAATCTCCATCACTTTCAAGTCTAAATCTAGTCTCACCATTAGTAACATCTGAAATGTGAAAAGTACCATTTTCAACAAGCAATTTATAATCACTATTTGCATTAGTATCAGTTAAAAATATTTCTGGTGTTGTATTTGATACTGTTAAACTTCCAGTAGAAGTTATAGCTCCTGTAACCGATACGCCTGTTGAAGTTGTCTCTAGCTTTTTACTGTTGTCATAATAGAGTTCAACGGCTCCGTTACCATAAGCCATAATGGCTGTTTCTTGACCACTGGCTGAAGCGTTTTGAACGTAAACATGGAAATCATCTTGAGCTATTACTACTACATCGTCACCAGTCGATTTAAGCATTAAATCACCAGTGGTGTTGGTAATCCACGAATGGCCCCCATCATGGTATAGCTCTAAATCATTCCCTGTCCCGAAGCGGACTTTTACATCATCATTA